AGTATTAATAAGTTCATATAGACCACTATAATCTTCATTTCGCATTGTTGTCATATTTTGATTTATCGAATTTAATAGATAGGTGAAATAAGTATCTTTGAAAATAACTGTAAAATATTAAACATTTTTTTGTTTTTAATAATTACTTCAATTTTTTACAAAAATACGAGTTGATTATAGCATAAAAAAATTTATTTATTTACAAATAAATTTTTTATTGAGTTTTGGTTTTGTATTTTTTTTTGTTTTTGAGTTTATTATTTATACAAATTTTTTAAACGAATGATTTCAGCTATTAATAATCTTTTGTTAGTAAAACAACCACTACTTGTTAAACCTGCTGGTTTGCCCATTAATTCGGCCCAAATATCACGTAATTCTTGTCCTGTCATTCCATTATATTGGGTGTCAACAGTTTGAAGATATTTAGCATCTTCGTCATCATCATCGTCATCTTCAATTTCGACTTCTTGGCCATCTGTTGCTAATTCATCAATTGTCATAGGTCCTTTATCGTCAACAATACCAAAATTTTGTTTCAACATATCAAGTTCTTCCATTAATTTCTTGATAAGTTCATCTTTTTCTAAAACAACTTCTTCTAATTTCTTATTTGCTGCTACTAATTGATGAATATTTAAATCAGTTTCGGCTTCTGGAATTGGCTTATAATTGATTTTGAATACAAAATATCTTGGTGTCTTTGCACCATTTTCTTCTGAATAAAACCACATCATATTCTTACCATTATAATATCCTTTTTGACGAAATTGACCTTCTGTATCCAATTTGTTTCTTAAGAACTTGGCGTTGTTGTTATCGTTCCAATATTCAAAATGAATAAACGCTGCTTTTACTGTTTGTGCTTGTTCATTTTCAGTGACTTCCCTATCTACAAAATCAATTCTTTTAATTTTTCCTAATTGTAGGTTCTTTTCAATGAAATATTGAAGACTGTTTTCATTAATATAAGATGGACCTTTATCTGTGTCAAACAGAATTTCTTTTGGTAGACAAGGAATGTATAAACTATTCCATTGTTCAGTTGAAAGTTCTAGTTTTTGTGGTGATTTTCCGGCATTTTCTTGGGTAGCTATGCCTTTTTTTGAAAAACGAACGGACAAACATTTCATTTTCATTGTTTCTGCCTCATCCCAAAAGAATTGTTCATTACTAAAAATTTGAATACTTTGAGTATAAGTTGGCTCCCCATTTTCAAAACGAGTTACATTAAATAGTTCCATTAATAGACATCTAGTTGATTCACTATTATACCAATATTCAAAATCAATAAATGCGCTTTGGAAACTACGATTGTTTTTTGAATCTGTTTTTTTTGCGATACGAACATCTTTTACTTTGCCAATTGGTACAAGTTCTTCAACTAATTCTTTTAGTGTTTCTATATTAGTGTATTTAGCAGGTAAACATGTAATATGTAAACTACCGCCAAATTCAGGATTGTAAACATTTGAATTTTGTTTTGTTTGTGTATTTGTATCATGGAAAACAAAATTTACATAACCTTGATAAGAATAATCAAAGACATTAGCCATTGTTCTTGCTTGTTCTTGAGTAATTTCCATTGGATTAATTGAAGAATCAACAAATGACATAGCTGACATATTTGATATTAAAAAGATTGAATAATTCGAATTTGAAATATAAAATAAAATAAAACTGTTAGATAAATAAGCGGAACGAGAATAATTATCTTTTACAATTTCTGAAAAAATACCGTCAATTTTTTGAAAAAAATACAAAAAAATACAAGACAAAAAATATAAAATGCTATATATTATGGATAATATGGATATGACTAGTGGTCCTATTTATTGTTCTTGTTGTTGTTGTAATAACAACAAAGAAAAAATAGAATACATATTAATTAGCGATAATTCAAAATATAATAAAAATATTTCATTCGAATGTCCTATATGTTTAGAAGATAAACCAAATACTGAAATGATCACTACGAATTGTGGTCATAATTATTGTATAAAATGTATAAAAATATATTTCATATCAAAAAAAAAACCATATGATTGTGCTTATTGTAGAACAAAAATAGAAAAAATATCAATATTGAGTAATTACTATTATATGGAATTCAAAATACAGGATTATCTTTCTGAAAATAATTCGTTCGATTCAAATCTTGTGATCAGATTGAAAATATCATTTGTTTTATCTGTATTCATTACCATTATTATATTAGGCTTTATACATGTATCGTAATTATTTATGATTTCCAATTTTTACCACAATCTAAACATGTTACAAATATTGTCGCTGGTTCATCCGCACTACGTGTTTGTAATTCATAATATGTACACCGTTTTGATTTACATTTCTTACAAGTAAACATATCAGTCGATGCCTTGATATTTGTGGTATATTTATTCGCATCGCGTTTTATTTTCTTATCAATCAATGCACGCCAATGTTCTGGATTCATTTCTTGGTGTGTCATAAAAGCCAATGATTGTGGAGTAATTTCCTTATTTTTTAGTTGTGATAATAATTCTTCGTTTTTCAGATTCAAAAATAGGCTACGTAATCTATCCAAATAGAGTTGTACAAAATATGGATTTTCCCATTTTTTGATAATTTTTTTACTATTTGCTTCTTTTATAGCATAATTGAAAACACCCTTTTCTAAATTTATCGACAAATTATCATCACCGATGATAGTCAACATTTTTGTACGAATATTATTACGAAAATTATCGGAATTCGAAATTTTATACATTATAGTCAATAATTGAAATATATATAAAACGCTTTATATATTTCAATTTTTTATCAATATAAAAATAAAATTGTTAGATTTCTATATTACTATGTCGACCCCAATTATTATTATTTGTTTCAATAACTATAAATATGTTCAAAATATGATTGAACAAATTATTCGAATCCAACCTAAATATAAAAATGATATTATTATTATGAACAATAGTAGTGATGACCCTAGTACATTGAAATATTTAAAAAAAATACGTCTTTATTATCGAGTTATTGACCGAGATAATAATGGACCATGGATATCACCTGACCATAATACTGATTTATACAATGAATTGCCGGATAAATTCATTTTAACTGACCCAGATTTAGAACTCAATGCCAAATTACCTACTTATTTTATTGAACAGATGGTGAGTTTATCAGATAAACACCAAATTGGAAAATTAGGTTTCGCAATATCAATCGAAGACCGTGATAAAATGTATCCCGGTAATTATATGTTAGGATGTTCAATCCATGATTGGGAATATCAATATTGGGCCAATCGTATAAATGACCGTAATTATGAACTATATGATGCTCCTATTGATACTACTTTCGCTGTCATCAATAAAAAATATTGGTGTAATTGGTCTGTGCGTATGGCTGGTAATTTTACGTGTAAACATTTACCTTTTTATATTGAAAATCCGATTATGACTATAGAAGAAGAATACAAATATTATTTAAAATCAAAACATTCCACTATATACAAAGTATTCAAACCCTATTTCGATGAAAAATATATCGTAATTGATGATGATGAATCGCCAGATAAATATCGTATTGAAAAACGCGCTTGATATTATTCAATATATGATTCTTCACTTAATTCACTAGTACATTCTAATGTATTTTCATCTTGTGATGTTAGATTTTCGGCGCTTTTTTTAGACGCTACTGCCGCTTTTCCGATAATTTTACCGAAAATAGTAAATGTTTCTGGTTGTTTTGTTGTTTTGGATTGTGGTTTCTTTTTCAATATGATTTTTGTTGGTTTTGTGTTTTTTAATTTTTTTGTTCTAGGTATCTCGTCGTCTTCATTATTATCATCCGAAACCTCTTCTGATGATTCATCGTCTTCTTCGTCAACAACATCATCATCAACTACGAATCCGTCTTTAGCGTATCCTGTTTTTGTTTTCACCACGTCATCGTCACTTTCTTCTTCCTCTGAGTCTTCCTCTCCCAAATCCTCGAAACCGCCATACAAATGGTCATATATTTTGTCCCATTCTTTAGATGTGATGCTAGTTGGAATTTCAGCATTTTTGTTTATGATGATACAACTCCCAAAAAACAATGTATTATCAATTGGTGGTGGGAATTCATATTTATTTTCTTGATTGGCTCTTCCATTTGTTTTACCATAAACTGAAATGGAATATGAGATACCGTCTAGTTCTTCTATATCCCATGTGGTATGACATTTAAAACCATCGGCTGATTTGAAACCCGCTTTTTTATATAGGTCTGATTCATCGAATGATTTTATAGTTGTTTCTTTTACTGTTCCTGTTTTTTCTATAATTAAAATTGATAATGGTGACATTTCTATGTTAGTTGAAATAGTATATGGAAATATTTTTAAATCAATTTTTTTATTATTTTAGTAGTATCATCATATTTTAGAATTATATAATAAAATATTTTTATATTATATACTTTTTTTGTAAAAACATGCCATATACACGAAAACAACACGGAAAAAAATCAAAAATGAGTAGAAATATTCGTAACCGCAATTATAAAAAAAATAACAAAAAAAATAAAAAATATTCAGGCGGTGTAGCACCTGCTCTTACATTTTCAACTGCTACTAAAGCAGGATTATTAGGTAAAAAAGCCATTTCTGCTGTTAAAGTTGGTTCTAAAATATCAAAAGGAAAACTATCTGATGTCGGTGTTGGATTATTAGATGATGCGCTTTTACATACTGGTAATTATTTTTTTGGAAAAAAAGGGAAAAAAATGAAAAAAAATAAAAAACAAAAAGGTGGAGATATTGGTGCGATTGATGCTTTAAAAACTACTTTAAAAACCGCAGATAAAATTCCAGGAATTACAATTTTTCCAGCGTATAAAATATTTGCTGGAATCAAAGATAAACTTATCAATTTATTAGATATCGTCCAAAATCAAGATATACAGACTGTTTTGAATAATCAGGAAATGCCTACAGAAGAGATTAAAAAAAAAATAAAAATTATTATTAGTAAAAACGAGAACATTAAAGCTGAAATTGATAAATATAAGGAGGTTTGTTCCAAATTAGATAGTATTTTAGATGAAATAAAAAAAATAGAAATAATGGGAAATAAAATAGGAGAAGGATTTGGTAAAAATATAGAAGCACAATTAGAAAAAGCAATTCCTCATAGAAAAGAATTATTTTCAGCTTTTACTGAATTTGATGTTAATGAAAAATTAGAAATTGAGAACCCAGAAAAAACAACAGACGATGTTCTCGAAAATGATACAAATATTGATACACAAGAATCTAAAGATAATGTTATTGAAGAAAATACTATCGAAATTGAGAACCCAGATAATTCAACAGGTGATGTTCTCGAAAATAATACAAATATTGATACACAAGAATCTAAAGATAATGTTATTGAAGAAAATACTATCGAAATTGAGAACCCAGATAATTCAACAGGTGATGTTCTCGAAAATAATACAAATATTGATGAATCAAATAAAAATACTAATGAAATTATCGACGAAAGTGATAATATTGAGAACACAGTAAAAGAAACCAATGGCGATGCTGTTCTCGAAAATAGTGATAAAAATAAAAATTGTGCTCATGCTACTGGTATATCTGGATTTTTATTGGGTAATGATGCGCTTATTTGTTATCCAAATAAACAAGAAGGTGCTGGTTCTCGAAAAAACAAAAAGTCCAAAAAATCTAAAAAATCCAATAAAAAACCACGAAAAGGTTCTCGAAAAACTAAAAAATCCCATAAACTTCACAAAAAAAAATAAATTCTACGTTATAATCATATAAACGATATATATTTTTTATATATATCGTTAATGTTCTCAAATACTAATATTTTTTGGGGTATATTATTTAAAATTATAATATCTATATCCATAATTTTATTGGGACATTGGTTTTGGAATTATTTAAAAGATACATATACAACAAAAAAAACAAAAGATTTAGTAAATATTCAAATCGAAAAGTACAAAAAAATAGTGGATGAAATACAACAATATAAGCCTTTTTCAAATAATCCAGGTTCTCAAAATCCCGTTTTTGAAACAGAAAATGAAAGAAAAAAAATGAATGATGAATTAATGGAATTCATGAATAAGCAGATGGCAAACTAATTGTATTTGTTTGTCCAAAATTACTCTCCTATAAATATTATACAAAAAATATATAAAAGCAATCCGCCTTTACAATCTATAAACCGGTCGACAAACACATGAGCAAGAATATTGAACTGTGTCAATCCCAAACAACACAGTTAATGACAAGATTTCCAAAATTCGAACTTTCCTATGAGACAATTTCTCATAAGAAAGTTTCTAGTAATTATAATATTTGTCTTGCTATACCAGTTGGTAAAAAAACATTTGCTTGGTTCACTTTTCATAATGATGAAGATGTATGTTATACACTAGAATTAAATAAAGAGAAAAAAATAACGAAAACTACATGTATCGAAACCAATTTCAAAGATGATTTATCTCTAGGCACAGTTGTTTATGGTACATATATAATAGACGAACAAACTGGATATCAAGTATTTGTAATAGAGGATATTTTTTATTACAAAGGCATTCCATTATTAAAACATAAATTTATTGAAAAAATGGAATGTTTGGAAGATTTCATGAAAAACACAAATCGAAAATTTACTACAAAAACAGAAACCGTATTTATGTTACCAGTTATGTGGGAAACAAAAATAGAGGATAATACTGAGTGTCCTATAACTATACAAGAAGACATCAATAATACGATTCCATATACAACACATCATATACAATATAGAGCTTGTTATGAGATAATGCCATATTTGAATGTTGTAATTAATCGTAAATTGAATTTGATAAATATACCAACAGAATATTTGAAAGAATCACATAACAAAAACTATAATTTCCATATAATACAATACACTATGGATTATAACAAACCACAATACAAATATCCTACTGTTTTCCATGTAACCGCTGATATTCAATATGATATTTATCATTTGTTTGCTTATGGAAAGGACAAAGCACTATTGTATTATAATATAGCGTATATACCAAATTATAAAACTAGTGTATTTATGAACAAAATATTCAGGAAAATACGCGAAAATGATAATCTAGATTATATAGAGGAAAGCGATGATGAGGATGATTTCCAAAATATGGATGAAACCAAATATGTCGATTTAGAAAAGAGTGTATTAATCGAATGTGTATTCAATAGTAAATTCAAACGATGGACTCCAATTCGTGTTGTTGATAAATCAAACAAAGTTGTACATATAAATCAATTAGTAAGGGATTATTATGATAAAAATACAAATAATAATTACAATAAAGAGATACCGAATAAAAGACCAACATTCAAACGATATCCAACCACACAGTCAAATGATAAACCATATAATCCAAATTATCAAAAAAACCATTCACAAAATGTATATACATCAAATTACAACAAACAAAATTATCAAACGGTCAGACAATAAATATATATACATAATATATATAAATATGTCAGGAACCGGTGAAACTAATATTCCATTCGATAAAGGTAATATTTTACCTAGTGATAATGTATCATCTGTTGGTAATAGTATTTTCGCAAACAAAATCCAATCTGGTCAGGTTGGTGGTAAAAAATCAAAAACCGCCAAAAAACGAAATGCTAAAAAGTCAGCAAAGAAATCGAGTAAAAAATCCAATAAAAAGACATCACAAAAGTGTAAAAAACTATTTTGGTTTTTTTAGGGTTTAGATTCTTAGATTCTTATTTTTCCATTTCGTCAAAATCATATTTAGAAATATCTAACAAACATTTACTTTGTCTTGAATTTACTATTTTATTCAAAACATTGTTATTACTATTATCGCTATCTTCCGTAGTAGCACATTCTATCGTTTTTTTCATTGGTTCAAATACTCGTTTCCAAGTAGTATCCTTATTCCAATCCAAATTCATACTTTTATAATTATCCGAATCTATTTGTCGAATACGATAATTACATTTTTTATAAA